GGTCGCCATCCCGTCGCCCCAATCCCGCAGGCGACGCTTGGCTTCGGCAAGGCCCTTGAACAATGCCGAGTTCTTCACGTAGAGCTCGACAAATGCCCGTCCGGCTTGGATGTCTGATCGGCCTGCCATATCACCTCAACTCAGCTCAGTAAAACTTCCCGGTGGCGATTTGCTCCAACAGATCCTCGTTGTACGGGATCCAGTTGGCCGGCTTCTGGGGCTTTGGCTTCTTGGCCAGCGGATTGAATTCCGCGTCGACGTAGGGAACGGGATGCGACTCGGGATCTCTGTAGGGCTCGGCCAGGAGGCGAGCAAGGGTCGCCGTGTGATCCCATCGGGCCTCGGCCAGCCACCACAGTTCCCGCATCGTCATGGGGTCGGGATTGACGACTCCGGCCCACCCGGCGAGCTGGTAGCAGAACGCAATCGGTTCAGGGCGTCTTCCAGTTCCGCCGTTAGCCGCGTCTTCATCGCGTCGACAATCTGATCCTCCAGCCCCTGGTCCTCCAGCTGCGCCATCGCCAGAGCGTCCGCTTTCTTCCGAACATGCGCCGTCTTCTCCGCGATCCTCTTGAGGATCTCGCGGCGACGGCTCGGGAAAAAATCCACTTTGGCCTCCAGTAGCGCGGCTGTAGCGGCGTCGATCGGATCGCCGACCATGGACTGGCCAAAGTCGACGTCCGAAACGTTTCGCCCCTTGGCATCCTGTTCGATCAGGACCCAAAGCACATCGACCAAGAGGGCCGGATCCGCGTCGAGCTGCTCTTCGACCTTCCCGCTCAGGTCGGCCAGGTCAATGCCCAGGCGGCTGCGCACGGCCTTGATGGCGCCCACGTCGATCCGTAGCGTCCAGGGTCGGTTTTGGTTGTCGGTAAAAGTCTTCACAGGTCGTCTTTCCTCTTTTCAAACGATTGGACTGTGCCCGCCGATTGACTGTAGACCGGCCATCCGTCAGGGCGTGGCGTCTTCCAGACTGGCAATCGTGAGGGTAGCGACCCCCGTGGAATCGCCGTTGCTGGCCATGGTCTTGGTGATTGGATTGCCTGCGAACGGGTTGGCGATCCCGCTGTCGGAATCCCACCCGTAGGGCGAATTCTCCTTCAGCTCGATCGGTTCAACCGACGCGCCTCCCGCATCCTGGAGGTCGACGTGGGCCCGCTTCGTTGCGGCCATGCCGATCATCACCACGGCATCGCCGTCGATCGGCGTATTGACCTGGACTTGGTTGGCAATCGTGCAGGCGGTTGCGCTGGCAGGCAATGCGTCTCCGGCGCCGCCACTGATCGCGACCGAGTTGGCGGTGACGTCGACCGTGCAGCCATAGCGGACGCCGCCGGCCCAAAAGAGGTCGGCCGTGCCGTCTTCCAGAGTGTGGCCTTCGGGCAGGGTTGCGGTTGCTGTGGCATCACCATTGTTAGTGAAGTTGGCGCCGGCGATCGCGTTGGCTGGGGGGAGGTTGATGGGCGCGGCCGAATCGCCAAAGACCTTGAGCCCATCGGCGTTCTTGGTGACGTTCCGCGTCAGCGAAACGGGGCCGATCTGGATAATCGTGCTGTTCGTGCCGGATGGCATGGAAAGTACTCCGTATAACCGAGTGGTCTCTTTTGGTGAAAACGCGACGAAGCAAACGAGCGGGAAGCAAACGAGCAGCGTCAGACGAGCAGCTTGGGAATGCGGCCCGCCTGGTCGGTCGGCTCGGCCGTGAATTGAATGGTCTGCTTGTCGCCTTGGGGCATGCCCTGCTTGGCGTCGAGAATCACGTCGCCATCATACCCCTTGCCGGTCTTGGACGATTTACTGCGAAACGCCACAGGGGCTCCGGTAGTCGCCGCCGCCTGCAGTGCCGCGAGCGTCGTGTCATCGTCCTTTTGCAGCATCGTCCATCCGATCGAAACGGTAAGCTTCACAACGCGGGCCGTGCCGATCGGCACGGATTCGCCATCGCCGGCGACCGTCGTATCGCCGGTTTCCTTGCCGATGTCGTAATTCTTGTCGGTGATGTTGACCAACTGGTTGGTTGCCACGGCGCCGGCGGGCCCGTAGTAGAAGGCACCCTCGTACCCCATTTTGGTATTCTTCTCGGCCATGGTTCATGTCCTTTCTGTGGAGTGGTTGGTGGTTGAACTATTCGCCGATCGACCCTCTCCAGTCGTCGGCGAATCTGGTCGTGTTGGCTTCCATCGCCGGCCCCATCGTCGGCCGGTCGGGGTATTTCTGGCCCTTGTACTCTTTGCCGTGTTCGTGCGCGCTCATCGCCTCGCCGATCACGCTGGCTTGAAAACCGATCACGGCCGATTCCTTGTTCGCGTCGTACCGGACCGCCCGGCGGGCGAGACCCTTGCGCGTGTGAGGAGGATTCCCTACCTCGGCCGGATCTGGCGACGTCTCGATCGAGGCAACCGCCTCCTTGCGGATCGAGGCGGCGGCGTGACCGAGATTCCGATAGGCTGCCTTCTCGGCGGCTTTCTTCACCCGGTCGGTGCGATCTTCAGTCATGACGTTGATTCCGATCATCCCGCCACCAGTTCTCTCTGTGTCGCGAACTCAACCCGAACAATCCCAGTAAACTGCCCCAACTCGCGGAGGTGACGTGGAACGTACCACACCCGGACCTCGGTCGACTGCCACGCGGCATCGGGGTGTGCAGTCAGCCGCATTTCGATCAACGCCTCCGCGATCTGCTGGACCAACAGAATCAACTGGTCGATCTTGGCAATGTCGATCGCACCGGATGCGTCTCGATCCGCCTGACCGAATTTCTTTCGCACGCCGATATCCACCGCAGAACGGTACTCGACCGATCCTTGCGTCTCCAAGCTGATTGGAGCCTTCACGGGCACTACATCGACGTGGAGCGTGTCCAGGTCCTCAAGCTCGGTCTCGGTGTCGTAGCTGCGTACGGCGTCAAAAGGGAGCGTGAACGTCTGGGGCTGTGCGTTCAGTTCCTCCTTGATCGCCTCGGCGACTGCGACCAGCTCGGCTTGCGGATCGGACATGTTATACGGTTCCTATACGGTCCCTACGTACTTCGTGTGGATCACCAGCCGGTTGCCTGCCGCGTCGGCCCATTCGACGACCGGTCGCTTGCCAAGCGGCACAACCTCGAACACATGGACCTGGCCAGCGACCGTGCGGCGGATCCGGTGGCCGGCCTTCGGCTCGACCTTCTGACCGGCGGCATTCTTCAGGGCCCCGGCGTCGACCAGGTAGTCGGTGGCCTGAATGGTCGTCAAAAAGCCTTCCACGTCTTCGACCTGATAGTCCCGCTGGACCGCCTCGGCCGTGAGGCTGATTGCGCTGGCGCCGGCCAGGTAAACCGCATCCTCGCCAAAGGCCTCGGCGAGCATGGAATCGGCAACAGCGAAATCAGCGTCGAAATTGGACATGTAACCAAAAACTCCATCCACTCCAAAGGGCCCGGGCGGCCGGCAGCTCGGCGGGGACTGCCAGCCGCTCGCGGGCCGGAGGAACCAAACTCATGCAGCCGCGGCCAAGTCGGTGCTGCGCACGGTGATCGACTCGACGCGAACGTCCGCCGTGGTGTCGTCGGCCGTCTTCTCCATGTGGAAGAGGGCTTTGAGCGGGCCGGTAGCCGCTTCGAGCTTGAACGTGGATTCAGGCAAGACGTTCACGCCGTCGATGTAAAGCTGAACGTCGGCCGGGTTGCGGGCGTCGATCCACACCTCGAAGTAGGTGTCGTCGACCGCGTTGACCTCGGTGTCGGTCGCGGCGACTTCGTTGGTTCCGTCGTCGCTCTCGGCCTTGATGTCCAGGGCCGCGCCGTCGAGGTGGAAGAAGACGCTTTCGGCGATCTGGTCGGCGTCGCTGGCGTGGGTTTCCTTGGCCAGGCCGATGTTGATGTCGATCGCGGCGGCGTCGCCAATGTCGTAGACGGCCAGGCGGCCTTCCAGGATCGGGCCATCGGCCGCGGCCACACTGGAGCGGCTCAAGGCGTCGAGCTTCTGGGCCTCGTTGGTCGCCGAGAAGGTGAAGGCGACGCCCGAGCCGGCCGGGTCGCGCGTGGCGGCCGGGGTGCCAGCGGTCTTGACGACCACGGTATCCCAGATGCCCTTGCCGAACTCGATCTGATAGACCGGCTGCTTGTTCAGCTCGACGACGACGGTTGTGTCGGCCGCGGCGGCGTCCAAGACGGCCGTGCCGATGTAGAAGCCACGGGCGGGACGGAGTGGGGTGGCGTAGTTGTTGGCCGTGTCCCACCAGAGCTTGCCGCCGGCCAAAACGCATTTGTTGGCGATCTTCGCCACGACGGCGGGACGCGTGACTTGGATCTCCGCCGGCTCCCCGGCGGGGATGGCCCGGAGGCCTTGGACGTAGCCGGCCCGGCCGTCGGCCAGTTGGATCACCTCGCCGCTGGCCAGGCCGCCGGTCGGCGCCAAGACGGTGACCGACTCGGCGTCTTTGTGAAGGGATGCTTCGGACATGGTTCTCGTCTCTCGGTTTGGGTTGCTGTGGTTGGTCGGAATCTGCCCCGATCAGGCGTCTCGCTTGTCGGCCGCTTACTTGCCGTTGGCCTTGTACATGCCCGGGAAGTCCATGGCCTTGGCACCGATGTCGTGCTTGATGTCCCAGCCGATGCCCCACTGGCCCTTGTCGAGGGTGAAGCTGCGGAGCTGCGGTTGGCGGTTCGTGCCGCGGCGATAGACCACGCGGATCGTGCGCGGGCCGCCGGCGGAGAGGAACCAGTTCGTATCGCTGCCGGGCCGGATCTTCTCGGTGGTCGGATCGTACACGCCGGCCGTTCCGACCCGGTCGTCGATCACCAGCGTGATGTTCTCGCCGGCGAGGATGTTGATCGGCATATACTCGGTGACGGCGTTGGCCGTGCCAACCTTGGCCAGGGCCGTGCTGGTCAGGCATTCCTTGGCGGTGTCGGAAAGAGCCATCGGAACGATCAGGAAACGCGGCTTGATGTTCAAGACCACGTCGCCTTGGCGCTGAGACCCCATCGCCTTGACTGCCGCCTTCAGCGCGGCGGCCGAGAGGGCCGAATCGGCGCCCGTGGCGAGGTTCTTGTGGGTGGCGTGGAACAGGGCCACGGCGTCGGCGATCAGGGCCGGATTGGCCAGGAGGATCGAATAGACCAGGTCCGGGCGGAGTCGGGCAGCCGCCTGGCCCATTTCGTAGGGCATGCGCATGATTGCACCCAGCCGGTCGTCGAGGATGTCCTGTTCGTCGGCCGTGAACTTTCGGGTGAACCGGGCAATCTTATAGGTCTCGTGGCTGTCGCTCGCGGTGGCGTCGGTCGCGGTGCCTCCGCGGGGATGCCGCTTGAGCCGGGCCTCGGCCGACAGGGTGATGTCCTCCTGTTCGAGGAAGTTGGGCACGTCCTCGGAGTCGCACCAGCTCGTCGTGTCGGCGACTTCGTTCCAGCCCTCCATCAAGCGGGCATAGACGTTGGTCGAAAACACGTGATTGAGCGTTGCGCCGCTCATCGCCGACCGGATCGCTTCGTCGGGGTCCCAGTAGGTCCGGCCCGTGTCGAGATACGCGGCCATGCGGCAGAGGTCGACGGCCGACATGCCCCGGAACTGGTCGCCCCGATCGGCGTCCTGTTCGGTGATCTGCCCTTCGGCACGGCTTCGCAGGCCGTTGTACATGACGTGCCGGGTCGGATCGTTGATCCCATGGGCGACCATGAAGCCGGCGGCCAGGCTGCGGGCGTTCATGTTCTGCTCTTGACTGCGGCTGTGGATCGCCGGGCCGACCGGGGCCGCTCGGTTGGTCCGGACCGCGGTCAAGAACTCGCGGCTGGCCCGGGTCAGGTCCCAACCGTCGTCGATCGCCTGGCGGAGCGTCTCTTCGGGGATGTCCTCGCCGGCCAGCTCGCGGAGCTGGCGCACGCGGTTGCGTTCGGCGACGACGGCCTGGCGGGCGGCCTCTTCGGGGTCGGTTGGCGTAGTGCGGCCGTTCCCGTCGGCCGGCGGCGTTGGCGGTGGGTCGCTGCGCTGGCTACCCGCGGGCTGCGTCTGGCCGGCGGGCGGATTCGTCGGCTGTGTTCCGGCGGCCGCGGCGTCGGCCCGAGCCTTATCCGCCTGGTTCAACTTGGCGTAGAACTCTTGGGCTTCGGCTTCGGAAGCATCGGCACGGAGCCCCAAGGTCTCAAGAAACTTGCGAAGACGTTCGTTCATGGGTTTTGACTCCTGTTGAGAACGAATCTTGGCGCGGGGGTCCGCACCGATAGAGGTTAACGACCCCTCCCGGGGACGCCATCGCGTATTGATGTTCAACGCGCGATCGGCGGGGGCGGTGTACGTTCGCCCGTTTACGGTTGACGATCGCCCCGGGGGGATTACCGTAGTTTCAAGCGGTCGTTGTCCGACGGAAACGTCAGTGATGTGGCGTTCTTTGATCTTGGTCCAAACGCCTTCCTCCGACGCGGAGACGTGGAGAGTGCCAAGAAGCTGGCCATTCTCGACACGCAAGTTACGGATAGAACCGACCTGGGAACGAATCGAACTGCGGGAATGGTTGTCAAGGAGGGGGATCTGTTCCGGAATCTCCACCCCGTCCATGCGGAGGATCTCGTAGACCGGCTCCCAGGTGCGAAGGTCGATCGAGGTTACCGCGTCCTCCGTTGCGACCACGGCGTCAACCGTCCTGGCCTCTTCATTGATCGTCGACGGGCGGAGCTGCAGCGTGCGAACGTGCATGGGTTCGTCGTCGCCGCTGCTGCGCACGTGGAGCCATTCATTTCGCATTGGCGGGTTCCTTCTCGTCGTCCTTCTCGCCGGCGGCGGCCTGGGCCGCCGCGGTCGGGTTCGGTGTGCCGGGGTTGGTCATGTAGGCCGGCAGCGGCAACTCGGCGGCGGCAAGCGTTTTCCGTTCGCGCTGCATCGTGGCGACATGGCTTTCCAGCGTCTTCCCTTCGTCGGCCAGGGCGTCGGTGAGGGTGTCGGTCATGTTGCGCAAGCCAATCTCCTGGGCTCCCTTTTCCTGCTGCGGATTCACGTAGGGAATCTTGGGCCAGGTCCACTTGTACGAAACGCGGGGCGGCTTGCGACGGAGGGCCGAATTCGAAAAACGGGCCTCGCGGGCGACTTCGTCCACCAGCCGGTTCAGGGTGCCGTAGGATCGTTCCGAGCCGCTAAGCCAGGTCTGGATCCCGCGTAGGGCTAGGCTGAAGGGCTGAAGATCGACGCGGGCCGACGACCACGAATGCTTGGAGGAATCAAGCCGAATCAGCAAAAGAGGCATGCCGACCGGCCGACCAAACTCCCGTTGCCGTTCGGCTCTATAGTCGGGGTACTGGACCGGGGGCTGGGCCGCGTTATAGACGAACGGTCGCCAGCCAGGCGGGGCCATCTTGATGGTGCGACGCTCCACGCTCGCCGTCTCGGGAACCAGCACGGGCTCCACGTTCGGGCCCTCGGCGTAGAGCATCATCGACTGATCGGCCATCTGCCGGGCGGCGTCCTGGACCTGGTCGTCGTAGTCGCGCAGATCTCCGGACGGCGTAAGACTGGTCGTCAACCATGGGACGCCCGCCCCCTGGTCCTCCTCTTCGAAGAGGTATTCGTGGATGATCAGATCGGCCGGGATCCGGCTGTAGCTAGGCAATCCCCAGCCGGTACCGATGCCCTGCTGGTCCTTGATGTGGTAGCGAACGGGACGGCCGAGTTGATCGTACTCAACCCCCATGAAGCAATTGGGATTCCCAGCAAGATCAGGCGGCGTCTCCAGCCGTCGGGTATGGATCGGCTTGACCCGCATCTGGATGGGGCCTTCGGCGGTCGGGTCGGTGACGAACTGGGCCAGGAACGCGCCGCTCTTCCACAAGCCGTGACTCCAAAGCCTCAAGAGGGCCGCGCCGCTGATATTGCGGCGAGGAGTCGGACAGTAGAACCAATCCTGCCAAGTCCGCTCTAAGGCCGTATTGTAAGGCTCATCGTCGCTGATCACCTGGAGCGTTGGCCCGTCGGGGCCGATCAGGTAGTCGGCGTAGGTGTGAAGCATCCCCAGAAGGATGCCGTTTTGCTTCGCCTCGTACGTCGACCGTGCCCGGAGCGTAGGCAATTGCTCGGACAGCCAGGCGTTGATCGACTCGTCTTGGGCGAATTGCCAATGGGCCTGGTTGAGCCGCGTGGTCTCGGCAGCCTCCCAGCGGCGGGCGTTCCAGGCCGGCTGGGTGACGTAGCGGGGAGCGGCTGAGGGCGGCGCAGGGGCCACCGCCGGAGCTGGGCTCCCGGTCGAAATGCCGACGATTTCCTGGCTGACAAACGATCCCATCAGAAATCACTCACGCTATCGGGGCGAACATAGGTCACCTTACACGATCGGAACGGGCCGGAACTGGCATGGGCGGCCGAGGTCTTGAGCTGCCGGCAATTGGCAATGAAGCTGTCGAGCTCGGCCGGGTTGAAGCTGAGGGCTTGACTGCCGCCTCCGGCCAGGGATCGCGTCACGTTCGGCGTGGTCGCCAGTCGGACCTGAATGGCCATCGCGTTGGCAATCGCCCCGTCATAGTCGCGGGCGGCCAGCGCGGTAGCGGCTGCGGTGTAGAGCGTGTTCAACTCGGCGAGACTCATGTAGCCGAGTGTAGGACGCTGAGGAGAAGGGCTAAAGAGGGCAGGTTACAGGATCTGTAACCGACTCAAAGAAAGGGCTCGTTAGCCCAAGAAGCGATTGAAGGATAGTCAGATGCTTGACATGTCGCTTGTGAGGGGGTAACCTTGCCCCTAGCAAGAAGCAATCATGGCAGCTCGTTCCCGATTCTCATCACAAGAAAGGCAGGTGCGTCGATGAGTAGTGAATCACCATCCCGGTACGAGGCTCTTGCCAAGTTGGCGATCGAGCATTCCAAGGACTTTTTCGCACGGAAGAAGCAGGCCTCGCGATTTGGGTACGAGCTTGTGAAGAGGTTCATCGCGTACCTTGGTTGCCCACCGGAAAAGGCAACCCACATCTCGATCGCTGCTGGATCTCTCGATTTCTGCTCTGACGAAGACCGCAGACAGTTTCTCAGTTGTTTGCCTAAACTCACGTATCATGACGATGGTTTTTGGTATTTCGGTATCGCCATCGAATTCAGTTTGAGGTGCCAATCGTTGTATTGGGACACCCAATTCCTTCGGTTCGGCGTTCGGTCGAACCGGGATTCATTCACGGTCCGTCTTGATAAAGACGTGTCGTTCGATGTCGATTTGCAGGATTCTCAATTGATACCTTTCTTTGATGTTCTGTTTAACGAACTGGTTGCTGAGTACGAGACGGCTTTGCGGGAACATTCTGAATGCAAACGAATCGGTTTCACCCCTCCGGCGATCCACCACACAAGCGAGCCAAACGAAGAGGCCTTCTAGTAGATGAATGGGCCTCCGACTCGGTTGAACGTAATGGCGAGCCTGTGGATAGCGGCTGGCCATCCTGGTCGTTGGGTGCGATCCCTGCAATCACATTTCGAGAATCAACCATCTGCTAAACCCATGCCTCTCTCGCCATCCAAATCTCGAGCATTCGTGACGGTACTCGTTTTCTCGTCCTTGCTGTACTTCCTAATAGGGGGACTAACTGCCGCTTTAGGAAAGCTCGAAGTTCAGACTTACGCACTCATCGGTGGGATGGTTGGAAGCGTCGCGTCCATACTTGGTTTGGTCTCGCTGTCGCGGCCATCAATTACTCAGACCGACCTGCAACAAATCGAGTCGCAATGCCTGAAATCACTCGCCGAGACCACGGAGGATATTCGCCGTCTCGAAGAACAACGCACTTCCACGCTGACGAGCCTTGAGGTGGCAAAGGTGCTCACGAGAGAGCAGATTGATGCTCTGAATCGTCAGAAGCAGGAAATGGAACTGTTGGTTCGCAAGGCGAGTCTCTGCCTCTTTCTTCAAGAACAGCAGCAACTGTACACACAGCGGATTCAACAGCGGTTGTCCAAAAGCCCTGGGCTTACCTCACTGCTTGACCACCTTCGGGCGGTGAATGAAAAGCTAGTGGCATTGGATGCTGAGATCAAGAGCGATCCCAATGTTGAGTTGCTGCTCTCTATCATCGAGGCGGCGAAGGGAGGACGTGACGAGCCGCTGTTTTCCGCCTTCGGTGTACGCGTAGCCACGAATGACTTATTACGCGTGGCTGAGGAGACTTTCCGGTCTCTGTGGACGCTTTTTGGAGTCAGACGCACCTAAGCACGGCGTTCGCCGCAGTCAGCCCTTGTGAAACGGGTAGAATCTCCGTGCCACCAAGCGGCGACTTGCGCTGCCGTGCCACGTTGGGGGCCTGGTGATTTTTGACGATCAAGATCGGTAACCAAGTAGGCGGTGCCGAGCCGCGACGGCCGCCACTACACTGCCACGGATCTGGCTGCCTTACCGGTTTTGTTCGTCATAACCCAATGGACTCAGGTGCCGAGGATCTTGTCGAGATCGATTCCCCATTTCCTGGCAATGACCATACCGTCGCGCAAGTACTGGGCCAGGGGCGTCTTCTGGACCATTTGATTGACCGCAAGCGGGGGCGAAGGAAACGTGTCACTCATGCTGCTGTATACCCCAAGGAAGTCGCGTTCATTGTCGAAATCGCCTCGCCCCATATACATGACTGAGACAACCCCATAGATGATGGCGGGAGGCTGTGAGCACAGATAGTCGTACAACTGGCGCCGCAGAAAATCCTTTGAGTCGTATTCTGCCATTCCAATGACGGTTTCGATCACTTCAGTTGGCTTCATTGGCTGTACTCCGTCTTGGCCATTGCTGAAGGTCCCTTGTCCAAAGTGGTGGTTTCTTTCGTGACGAGAACACCGCGTGAGCTGTGTCCGACTCAACTCGACCTCGATCGAGCCTTTAGCTCCGCTATCGCCTTGGATGCTTGAGCAATCTTCTTCTGCTGTTCCACCGCCGCCAGTTTCTCCTGCAAAATGAGTTCAATGCCTGCTTTGACGATCTCGAAGGATGCAAGACATTGCTGCTCGGACAACTCGTGCACGCCAAGACTCAGGATTGAATAGAGATCCTTGTTCTGAACAAGAAAACGGGGCAACTTGTCCGCCAACATCTCTATCTTTTCGCGCACGCGTTGCTTGGCATATTCCTCCTCGTTCCAATTGGGTGAGGCGACCGCATCTTGATGGGCCTGCTCTATCAGATATTCGAAAACCCTACGCAGATAAACAAATGAACCAATCCCCACACCATGGGCTGCCAAGCCAATCGCCTTGGTGAACTCCCGCTGTTTCTCGTCTACAAGAACTGGGCGGTATTCACGGAGTTGGGCGATTTCGAGGTCCGCCAGCGACGGGCTCTGCCCGATCTTCTGAAGTATCTTGTTCTCTACCTCAACGATGAACTTCAGGACATGCGTCTTGTCCCGCATGCAGTCGAATCTCGCTGTGAAAACTCTATCCTCCAGTGCACGTTCAGGCAGAAGGAAAGCTCTAGTGGCATGTCCGTTCCAGGTGGTCCACCCAAGACTATGGCTATGAATGCTTGCAACATCTTTCGCTTGGATAGAATCGCCTTGGGGTATCCGCTGTAGCATCAAGTTCGGCATCTCAGGTGCGAAGATGGTTTCGCGCCTGCATTTGACGCAAAAAGCGTCGAGGTTGCCAGGAAAGTACTCTATCAGCAGTGAATGACCGTAGTTGTCGTCCGTGAGCTGGAACTGCTGGTAGAGCGGCGTCGTCAGAAAGAACTCTTCCGCAGGTGGGAAACCTGCCGTCACCTTTGCCATCATCAAGCCCCTCCGCTAATTGGTGGTCTGGCCCCGATTCTAGCGAAAGTCCGCGACCACGGAAAGGGGGCAGCCCCATCCATCCTAGGAAGCTCTCTCCACACTCTTAAACGTCTTCCCGCACACGCGGCACTTGTGCCAACGGATCGGCCGGCGAGAACTGGTAACAGGAACGTCCGTAGAGTGGCAATCCGGGCAGCGCACCGGAATGAACGGGACGCCCATGTCAGACGGCCTGGACTCCTCGGGCGAGGAAGAACCCTCGACGAAATCGGCCGCCTCCGCTGGGATCTCCTTAAACGCAAACTCCCGGCGGCAGTGGTTGCACCGTGCCCTACCGCTGGCCCACCAAGTCGTGGACTCGGGATCAGGCCGCTTGAGGATCTCGGCATCCTGGCAGCCGCAACGGGGGCAGGCGGGGCCTGTGCAGCGTTCCAACCCGATCCAGGTCATGCGGTCCTCCGGTTCTGCGATGCCATCCAGCCGCCCTGCCCTGCGGCCGGCTGCGAGGGGTGTTTGGCGGACTTCAAGAGGCTGATGCCTTTCATGTTGGCGGCCACGTTGGCCATGTAGCTGGCGTCGAGCCAGTGGTTGTTTTCGCTCTTGGCCTTCCACTTGCGCTGCAGAATGCCTTTGATGACTTCTTCGACCTCCACCTCGGCCGTAATGTGGCGGGCGAAGGAGTGGTGGGATTTTTCGTCAAAACTCATCCGCTCGGGGTTGTCGGAGGGCTCGCCAAAAACCATTGCCGTGCCGGGACGATCGGTGGGCGTCATCCAGCGGTCATGCTCCCAGGCCTTCCAGCGGTCGGTGTCCATGCAGACCAGCCAGACGCCCTTGGGACGGCGGGACAAGAACCAGCCGTCGCCCGGTTTCCTGTCGTAGGTGGCCCGGTCTGGGGCGCTGAAATTGGCTTGGACCGTGCCGCTGGATTTGCCGAACCCCATGGACGGCTTCCAGTCGAGGCCCAGCTCCTTGCAGGCCGCATAGACGGCTTCGGTCCGCCAACCGGCGTCGACCAGGGTCAGGCCGACCTTGAGCTCCTGGCCGTCGATCGTCTGATAGTGGAGCTTGGCCAGGTCGTCGGCCCGGGCAAGGATCGCCCGGCGCATAGCCAGGTCGAGGCCCTCGTCGGAACCGCGAACCGTGCCAAGCACCTCGTGGACCCCGTAGTCGATCACGAAGCACGTGGCATCCGGGCGCCATGCCTTGATAACCCAATGGAGGGCCACCTTGCGGCAGTCGACGCCCTGGGTGAGCAAGATGCAGCCGGGCGGGATCACCTTGCGCGGGTAGCCGCTGAGCTGCTTCTGGATGCGATGGGCGGTGATGCCCGATTCCTGGGGGCCGGTCTCTTCGGGCGGATCGTTTTGGTATTCCGTCAAGAAGGCGTCGAGGCCCTTGTCGGCGATGAAGTCGTAGCAGAATTGGAGGGTGGAAACCTGCTTTTGGGTGCCGTCGGGCAAGAGGTCGGGGACGAACCGCTCGGGATTGGAGACCACGGCCCCGCGGTCCATTTCCTCGCGATGGGCCAGATAAAAGGCGTGCGCCTTGCGTGCATGCTCGTCGCCCGACTGCATCCCCGCCTGGCGGAGCATGACGTATTCGTCCCAGAGGTCCTGGCGGTCGGGCCAAGTCTCGATGAGTCGGAATCGCTTGCCGTGCCAGCTCGGCTTGTGGCGGGGATCGGTGAACTTGGCCGAGACGCACGTGCAGTTTTGCAGGGTGGTGAGCATCACCCGGGCCAGGGTCTTGCGCTGGCCGGCCAGGCCGGCGATCGTGCGGTCGATCTTGCGCTCGAGCTTTTTGCCTTGCTCCTCGTTGGCGGCCGTATCCTCGGTGTCGGGGTCGTCGATCGCGGCCAGGTCGGGCCGCTTGATGCCGATGCGGATGCCGCGGACGGCCGAGTCGAGGCCACGGGTTGCGATGATCGCCCCGGTGGCTCGAGAGTCGGGGCCGGGGATCGTGGGCAAGATGACCTGGCGGCCACACCAGCGCATTCGGGGGCGGACCTGCCGGAAGGCGTGGTCGCCGATCCGGCCGGTGATGAGCTGCCCGCCGGCCCGGTTGGGCATGCCGTCCAGCGCTCGGA